TCGCAAATGCCGCAAGGTTTAAAACGGCTAAATCAAGCGCTTCGTTCCTTGGTCTGAGCTTAATATATTCAATTCGCGGAATTCCTTTAGAATATCTTTTAACGGCTTTTTCAGCCGTGAGTTGATAGCAGAATTCTTCGTCGAAATGGTCGGGAATGTGCCAAAACGCGGGTCCTGGTTCTTTGACTCGCAGTCTTGCGAATAAGACTTCCTTGAGCGTGTTGGTTCCAACCGGAAATACGTTGCAATTTGCGCTATTTGCTTTTGAAGGACGTCCGACCGCAGGTCGGCCCGTACCTCCAACGCCTTTCGATGCCGAAACTCTTGAACCGACCATGCGTTTACAGAAGCGATAGACTGCTTGTGTTTCGTAACCGGAGTCGACAAGCGTTTGTATGATGCGCATATCCTTGCCAGACGGATGCGCCCACGGAGCGCGTAGATAATCAGCAAGCTCCTCCCATACTTGATCGTTAGCCGGAGAACCGTAAAAGATTTTATGATCAATGAAATAAAGTTCATCGGCATGGCTATGACCAACGACCAGGCATTCGAGCCGATCCGCCTGAACATCGACGCCGCTGGTGAGTACGAGAACGCCGTCCGGTATCGGATCAGCATAAGCCTCGCGGCGTTCAACAAGTTCGTTTGTGTCAAGTTGCTCAGAGTCTTCCTCCCAGGATTCGCTTAAATAGGTATTGACCCACGTTCTTAATATTTCGGGATGTTTTTTCGCGTTTACAAATTCGTTTGCGGCTTGTGACAACGACACGAATGGCGAATAGAGTCCTGAGAGGTGAAAGCCCGCCACGCCTGAACAATTCTCAGAAGCTCGCCACTCTCCTTTGGTGATTGCTCGCCTTCGCTCAATATCGGTCCATTTTGATTCACATGATCCGCATTGATATCTTGCGCTTTGTGTATCCCCGGAATCCCAAATGACATTTGACCAGTCAAGAGTCTGAAATTCGCCGCACTCTCCGCAAGGCACGAAATAACGGCGTTTATCACTCGTCTCGTAAGCGGCTTCGATTCGTGATTCACCTTTAATCGTTGGCGTAGATGTTAAAACAATTTTCCGATTCCAAAACGAAACCGCTCGACGTTTTGCAAGCGAAACCGGATCACCTTCGCTTCCGCTTGACGCGGGGAATCGATCAACCTCATCGAGTAAGACCAATCGGCAAGAACGCGCCGCGAGGTTCGCAGGACTTTGCGCGGAAGCAAGAGTTATATGTCCACCTGGAAACGTCTTGTGTAATATCGTGTTCCCCGTCGATCTCGACTTCGGATCGCTTACTAATCCCTTCAGCGCTGGCGAGTCCCGTATCATCGGCGCGATTCGGTCCCGACTCATCGACATTGCCATCGCTTCGTTCGGCATCACCGAAAGAATCGGGCATGGATCGTTCTGTATGTGATATCCAATCGCGTTGAGGATAGCTTCGGTTTTGCCGACTTGGCTCGCGCTCATCACCACGACCTCCTCGACTTCGGGATCGCTGATCGCGTCCATGATTCCGCGGAGCGGTTCGTTTATGCTCGTTTCCCATTGTCCAAACGCGCTTGATGATTCCCTTGAAAGTTGTCTTTCGGTATCGGCCCATTCGCTGATCGTCATTTCAGGAGGTGTTGCAAACACCTGAAATGATCGTTCGACTATTTCATCCAGTAGCCGCTGATTTCGCTCTGCGTCTGTTTCGCCCTCGGGCGGCGGTTGCCAATTCGTTAAGGGTTTTGTTAATGGCATTTCGTAATTGATTTGTACA